CCGGCGCGGCTCCAGATGCTGACTTGTATCAAATAACGGCGCAGCGTTTCGCTGTCATCCGCGTGTTCCACCGGGGGGCTGATAATCAACTGATAGGTGATAAACACATCCGGCAGCGCCGCCACCGTCGCGCTCTGGTAGGGTGCCAGCGCGTAGGGGATGGCGGGCGTCAGGGTTGCCAGCGCGCTGGCGGTGCGCTCAAAGATGGTCGTCATAACGCTTCCAGGTATTGCTCAAACACGTCCTTGATGGCCTGGCTGGCGCGCGCCTTTGCCCGGCTGACTCCCGTGCGCATATAAGCGCGCGCAGGCTGGCGCGCCGTGCCAAATTCCTGGTACACCGCATAGAGCATTTGTTCGCGGTCTTGCATATCCATCTCGATATACACAAAATGCGCATTATCCTTTTGGATGGGCCCATTTACTACCAGGTGCTCACGCAGGTTGCCGGTGTCCACCGGAATCAACGGCAGGATGGAGTTGTACAGGATGGGCGCGGCTGCGGCCAGGGCTTTATTCGCGCAGGCGTCAATATCCGCGCCCGCCTTCACCAACTTGGCCGCGTAATCTTCCAGACCTTTGACTTCCATCCTGGCTTTCATAATGTGGACCGCACCGAAACCGCTTTCAGTTCCAGGTGTTCGTGCCGGTTTTCCATATCATTGGGCGGCGCAATCAATTTGTAATCGATGCTGCTGATGCGCAGCCCCCAGGCCGCCGTCACATCCGACCGGTAACGGATGACCACCGTTACCGGCGCTTCCACGTTGGCCGCCTGGGCCGCGATTAACTCAGCGCCATAAGCAAACTTGACCCGGCCCCAGACCGTGTCGCCGGTGGCATAGACCGGCTTTTGCGCGCCGCCCGCGTCGGTCGTCAGGCTGGATGTCAGCAGCGTCACCCGCGTGCGCATCTGGCCGATGTCGGTCAGTTTGGTTCCGGCCATCAATACCAGCCTTTGTCGCCATCCAATAGCGCGGCCACGCCAAAAGGAATATCTTTAAGGTCAACTTCGCTGCTGGCCTCGCGCCGCTCGTAAAAGTGCGCCGCCAAAAGCAGCACCGCCTGCTGGTATTTCTTCGGGCAGGCGGATGCCGCCCCATACCCGGCGGTATAGGTGATTTTGATGCCGCCCAAACTGCGCAGCGCCTCGCTGGTAAACGGCCAGGTGGTATCGGGATCGGGGGAAATCCGGCCCGGTTCGCTGTCCGTATCGATCACATAATTAGCTGCCGCCCAGGTGGTTGCCACGCCCTCATCATCGGTATAAATAATGCTGGTTACGCTGATAAGCGGCGGGCGCGGCAGGCGGAGAACGCGCCCCAGCGGCCACTCATCCAGCGAAAGGCGCAGCGTCTGGGTGATAAACGCCCGCCGCGCCATCTCCTCGCATTTCTCACGCGCCGCCGTCAGATAGATGGCAATCAGCGCATCGTCCGCCGAATTTTCAACGCGGCATTGCGCTTTCACCTGGGCAACGGTGACAGGCTCTTCGGTAGGCGAGGTAACAACGACCAGGTTCATTTTTTCGCTTTTCCTCGCGGGCTGAGCGCCTTTTCAGCGGTCAATTGTGACGCGCTCACCGCCATCTCGACAGGTTTTTCGGGCGTAAACAGTTCAGCCGCGCCCGCCCGCAGGAAAGCCTGGGCCAGTTCGGTTGGAACTTCGTAAACCTGCCCGGCGTTGTATGCGCCTTGCGGGCCAGCAGCGGTGGTGCGCATTCTGATTCTCATACTGGCCTCACGCGGTTACGATATGGAACGTGCCGCTTTTGACGTTTCCGCCGCTGGCAATCACGATTTTGACGCGGTCCGCCACCAGGGCGATCCGATCCAGCACCGCCGAGCCGCCTGCCGCGTATAGCGCGGCGACTCCGGCGGTGGTATGGGTATCCTGGCGAGGCGCAACGGTTTTGGAAGCGTTGACGTTATCCTCCGCCCAGATGGTTTCGCCGGTGCTTTCAGCGGTAATGGAAAAATCAACGCCGTTATCAAAGTCTCCTTTGACATAGCGGATGGTGGAAATCTTTCCAGTAAATACGGGCGTATAGGCGGTGGCTGCGCCATTGCTGGCCGTGGTGACTGCTACCGTAAACCGTTGCATTTTTGCCTCGCTTTAAGTGGCGTTACTGACGGCAAACAGGCCAGCGTTACCGCCGCCCGTAATCGTGCCGTTATTCAGGTACACAATTCCGCGATTGTTCGAGTCCCAATCGGTGGCTCCCAGCAGGGCGCAGCCTTTGAGCAGCACCCGCTTATTAGCCGGGTCAAAGCCAGCGGCGACCGCAAAGGCCTCCGTCATGGCAGTGCCAGAGAGATTCACAAATTCGCAATTCTCGAAAACATGGTAACGATCCAGACCGCTGTTTCCCAGCAGTTCGACAAAGATGGACCCGGCGTGCCCGGCGTGCAGCGTAAAGCGGCAATCCTTAAAAACATTGCGCGCCGCGCCGCCGGTGGCAGCCACCACCAGCGCGGCCATTCCCGTGCCAGCGGCGACGGTATCCACGCCGAAGGTGCAGTCAGTAAACTTGTTTTCGCTGCCGCCGGTGATGAGCACCGACGCGCCGCCGTCAATGGCCTGGGTAGCGTGCCCGCCGCCCGCAAAATGAACATCCGTAAACTCATTGCGATTACCGGTAATGGCAACGTTGATGAGCGTAAGGGCGCTGTCCTGGCCCTGCCAGATATACAGGTTGCGGAAGATGCAGCCATAACCGGCGATGGTGATGAAGGGCGAAAGCCCAACCGCATTACAGACAATCCGGGTGCGCTGGGCGGCGTGCGTGCCCGCGCCCATACCGACCAGGTGCGTCAGGTTTTTATCCCAGGTAATGGCGGCGGCTTCGTTGATGGCGGATGTGGCAGCCAACACCAGCACGGTGTCATGCTGGCCGGTGACACACTTGTCATAGGCCGCCGAAACCGTCTTCAGCGGTTGCAGGAAATTCGTACCCACGTTCAGGTCGCTGCCGTTCGTGCCATCCACAAAATAAATGTGGCTTTTAGGACCGCGCGGGATGCCGGTCAGCACCAGGTATTTGTTGAAATCCGCGTAATTTGCAGCTTTCATGGTTTTATCCTTTCAGCCCCGCCCGCTTTTACGGGCGGGGCCGGAATGAGTTACACGCCAGGGATGGCGACCAGGTCAAGAATGGTGGCGTCTTCCGCCGGGGGCATAACGTGCGCCTTGTACAGGATGGCAATCACGTTGCCAAAGGCGATATTGGCGGTGCCGGAAGTGCGCACGGCCTGCACGTAGCGTTTCAGCGGGCGGTAGACTTCAGTCACCAGCAGTTTGTCGTTCAGGTCATCATGGACGGCGCAGGTGGCGGTGGAATCCGCGCCGGTGATGATTGCCATGCCGGAATCGCTGTCGATGGTGTTGGATTCGATCTTCAGGTGCGCCACGCCGGTGGCGACCGAATCGGTGATCGGGCAAATAAAGGCAATGCCTTCATAACCGGTCATATCGATGCGGTCGGAGTTCGAGTCGGTGTTATTGGCGGCGGCGATGGGCGCGCCCACCTCGCGAATATCGCAATTTTCAGTAAACATGATTTTGCTCCTTAAGCCAATTTGACGCGCACGAAGGCTTCGGCCAGGACGGGCATCCCATCCGATTCCATGCGCCCGATAAAGCCGGTCTGGTTGTTGGCGGCGTAAAGTTCATTTAACCGCTGGACGCTGAAGTCCAAAGCATCAACGATGTGGTACAGGCTGAAATCGCCGATCATGCCCACATACTGGCCGGTGGTAAAGGTGTTGGGCACATACTCGGAAGCGAAGACCGGCACGCCGAACAGCATATCCGGCTGGCCCATCTGGACGGAGGGCTGCCACAGGTAATCCCCGTCATCGTTTTGGAGTTTGGCGAGCTGCTTGATGGCGTCACGGTGGAACAGCCATTTGGCGCGCGGCCAGTAGGTCGCCTTAAGCGTATACTTGGCCTCAATCAGGCCGTCCGTCTGGATGGCGGTGGTGGCGTTGCCGGTGGCGACATCGCGCGTGGTGGGGATGCCGTCAGCGGAGGCCACAAACAGCCCGAGCGGCTGCCCAGCGCCGGACCCGGTCAGGCAGGCTTTTTCGTAAGTGATGCCGAATTTGTAAGCCAGGCGCTCAATAACCAGGCTTTCTACATCCGGCGAAAGGCGCAGCAGCTTGTTGGAAACTTTGATGCGTTTGGCGAGCGGTTTGGGCGAGAGTTCGCGCTTGCCAAAGGCCATTGTGCTATCCTCATCGCCGGTGCCGAGTTCGGAAGTCCAGTCAGCGTCGGCGGGGTTGGCGGCCAGGTAGGGCAGGCCGAGCGACTGCGCCTGGGTAACCGATTCGACGGTGGCCCAGGTGCGAATGAAGGTCTGGTCATCCACCGCCTTAATCAGGCGTTTGACAAATTGCTCAGGCGTGGTGTAAAACCCGCCTGCCGCATCCACATCGGCCTGCATGGCGCGAAATTCAGGCGTCAGCGCGCCGGTGCGCAGGAAGGCGGAAAAGGCTTTGCGCTGTTCAGCGGTCTTGGGGCTGGATTCCGCGCCGGTTTCCAGGACGGGTTCAGCCGATCTGGTTGGCGTTTTTCGAGCGCGGTAATTTCGGCAAAAATCTTGTCATAATTACCCTGCTCTTCGGCGTTCAAATCGCGGTTCTCTTTTTCGGCTGCCGCGTTGATTTCGCGGGCGCGCAGAACCAGGGCGGCGCGTTGGGCTAACATTTCTCTCACATTCATGGTGTTACTCCTTCGATAGGATGGATGCCAGTTCAATCTGGCGTTTCCGCGCATAGATGCGCACCTGCGCTTCCAATATTTGCGGTTTGGTTGGGGGTGTTTCAACGGCAGGCGCCTGCCCGCCGGATATTTCTTTGGGAATTTGCCGCGCTAAGGCGTCGGCTTTGGAGCGGGCGCTGACGCTGGTGCCTTCATAAGCCGGAAAAGCCACCGGCGAAACGTCAAATAATTGTTTCGCGCCGCCCTTTAGCAGGCGTCGCACCAGGGTTTTACCGCTCATTTCCCAGGCGTCGCCGTTCATCGCGTCGCCATTCGCCAGCGATTTAACCGTAAAAGCAAAACTGGATTGGTCAACATCGCCGCGCGCAATTTTGGCGTATTTCGACATGGCCTCGCCGTCATCGAGGTTGATGCGGATTTCATAATCCAGGCCAGCGGCGGTTTGGCTGATGCTCATGGTGCCGTTTTTGGTGCGTCCCAGGACGATGTTGTCGTTGTGATTCCACAGGCCGCGCACGTCATCCCCCAGCACATCATCAAAGAATCCGGGTTCAATGACTTCAGAATACGCCCCCAGGTCGGTGATCTGGTTAAAGACGGCCCCTGAACCAGCAATGATGGGTTGCTGGGGCTGCCCGGCGGCGCGCAGGCTGACGTTTTGCATGATGCGGCGTTCAATTTCGTCGTTCATAATGCCTCCGTAAACAGGGCGGAAAATAATTGCTCAGGGAGTTCGGTTTCCCACTGTTCAATCGCCAGGGCCAGCACCTCTGCGGGGCGCTCCGCATCCAGGGCATTTTCAACGATGGAACGGCGGCGCTGGCAGTAGAGTTCGGTAAAATCGGTCAAAAATTCGGGGTGTTCCAGCCCCAAAACACGCTGCTCGGCCAGGATGACCGGGTCCAACTGGCGGCGCATAAAGGCGGGGTGGTCAGATTGGTAAAATTTATTCACCCAAAGGGTAAATGCTTCCGGCTGTTTTTTGTCCAAATAGCGCGCCACTGCCCCGCCCAGGTCGTTCATTTCGCGTTTGATGGTGCGGCGGATGGCGTCCCAATAGAGCGGCTCAAACCCGGCGCGGATGGCCTTTGCCGGGGCGGGGG